GTAGAACAGGCAGGGAAATTTGCCCAAGACAAACTAAATCTCAATACTGAATCACCTGCCTTTAAATATGCTAAAGGTGCTTTTGAAGTAGCTTATATGTCTGAAAATACAGAAGCATTTAAACTTCTTAGCAAGATGACTCAGTATAGCGATCTAGTTGCAAGATACGCTGTGTACACACATCGTACACAGGTAGAGGGTGTTAGCTCTGTTAAAGCTATGAAAGAAGTGTCTGACTTGTTCATTCAGTATGAAACTCCTACTGATAAGTGGGTACAGCTAATGAATGATTATGGTTTAGTGATGTTCAGTAAGTATCCGTTACGTGTTGCACGAACTTTGATACGTACTCTGAAAGAACGGCCACTTAATTTGTTATTGTTTGGATTGATTGATAGGTTTGTTTACAACGCACCTGATCCAACGGATACAAGTATTCCTGTCCTACAGTCTCCAATGGGTGCTTTAGAACAGGCAGGTACTTTCCATACGTTAGAGCATACTGCAGCAGTGTTGAATTAATTTTCTTCACTCTGCATTGCAAGACTAACTACTACCCAACTAACTAGGATAACTGTCGCTGCAGTGCCCAATGCAATAAGCAAGGGCATTGCAAGCGTAAATGCTATACCTATTAAGCTGGCTAGAATCGTCCAAAACAGTATTTTCAGATTCTGCCACATAGTTTATCTCCCAAATAATTTCTTAGACTTAAATGGTGACTCAGAAACTTCTGCTACTGGCTCTAGAGTTTCTTCTGCAGGTTCATCAAAGATTGCTAGATCTTCTTCCATAGTAGGAGATACTTCATCAAAGAATTCTGCTTCGTATTCTTCGTAACTGCTATTAGCTTCTTCTTGCTTCTTAGCTTTCTCAGCACGAATGTCATCCATAATAGCTAGGTTATCTATGGTGTTGTCTAACTGTTTGTTAACACCTGCATAAATTTTAGGTGTTGGATCAGTAGTCTCTACAGGAACAACTCCCAACATAACATATGCTGTAGTACCGTTACCTTTACGTCCTGCTTTAAACTCAGTGCCAATATATTTATCAGCATCAATGCCACGCTTAGTCATGTACTCTTTGATAGCTACATCTAACTCAGCACTGCTTAAATAAATTTTCATACGATTTCCTCTATGTGTATTTCGACTCTTGGGTTCTCTTTATCGACCTCACCGAATCTGAAAATAGTTCTTGGTATGTAGTCGTAATTGTCATCGACTAGATATCCCCCTTCTACTAATGCATCTTCAAAAAACTTCTGGTGAATAGATAGAACATTGCCTATGTCAGTTTTTCTAGCAGTTTTGGGGAAATAAATGTAAGTAACCTGGATTGGTGGATTAATAGCCAACCCAGGAAACTGTACGCTTATCTCTTCCTTATAAACTACCTTAGCTTTATTAAGCGTGTAGAAATGAGTATTCCTGTATTGATTAAGATTCAGAATAAATTTCTTAGTCTTAGTTACAGGAACACTTAAAGGAGAGATAATTATCATTACTTAGCAAATAATGATTTAGGTGATGATTCAGCTTTAGGTGCTGTAGCAGCAAGAGCACTACTACCTTCACTAACGCCTTTAGCTGTATTAATTACTTTACCAGTATTACTCTCAACCCAAGCATCGTAATACTCAGCAGTTGTAATACCTGCAGTAATTTCTGGTACAGTCAGATGATCACCGTCACGGAATACTTTGTTAATTGTATTCACTTCACGAGTTTCACCAGATGGTACGTAATCACCACGATCATTTTTGATATTCTTATCTTCAATGATTTTGTGGATACCAAGTACAACTTTCTCACCTAGCAGTGACATAAACACTGGTTTAGATTGAGGTACTTCTTTACGTTGAGCGTAATCGTAAATCTTCACCATCTTTTCTTCTGGCTCTAGATCTGTGAACTCTTCACCGATAGATAGCAATGAAATAGCTTTAACAGTGGTAAATCCAGGCATATCTGCTGGCTTACCAGTACGTTTATCAGTGTAGAATGTTTCACCTTTACGGTTACTCACATAGATGGTTTCTTTGTACTCACGGCCATTAGCTAGCTTAAATACAAAATTAACGTTAGCTGCACCACCTTTAGATACATCACCATAAGCCATTTCAATAACAGCTTCATAGGCTCCACTATCTACAGGGCCATACATATTGTTGCTAACAGGAGCACGATTAGTTTCTTGCTCAGCTTTGCTATCAATTTTTAAATTATCAAAAAATCCCATAATAAATTTCCTTATGTTTAATCGTAGTATTTATGTAAGCGATCAATAATGTGTTGCAGATTATTGTCGATATAGGTTTCATTTTTATTCCACATGCCTAACGGAGAACGCATACGTTCGTATACAGTTTCTTTGGTTAGCTTTGTTTGGAATACATATTTAAATCCAAGAGCTTCTTCTTCTGGAGAGATGTCCAGTAAGTTACTCTCATATTCTTTCAAAGTTTTTAGAGGTACTTTATTAGTACTTACAATAGTAGAGAAGTAAGACTCTACACCTTGGTTCATAATTGAACCTTTAACTTTGACTAGTGTTTCTACTGCCATCTCAGACTCATTCATGATGTCTGAAGTATGTGCAGTAAAGATGACATTCTTAGTAGACTTAGCTACATACTGGCTCATCAATCGTTTGAAAAACTGAGCATAGTCACCCCAAGCTTTCATCGTATTACTAGAGGTCAGTACATACTGAGACTCATACATATCCATAAGATAGGTTAAGCTATCTACAACGATTGTATGGTATTCCTCAAGCTGTTCTGCTTCGTCAAAAATCTTGTATACATCTGTTGGATTAGTGATAGTAAATTCTTTAAATTTACTTCTGAATGGTAACTTCTTATTGTTTTCACAATTAAGATACACCACACCTTCAGGATCTTTCAGACCCATTAGACATGCTGACTTACCAGTAGATGATTTACCACTGATTAATACCAGATGGTCGTTTGTGTAATCAGACATTACTTTCTCCTATTGAATTCTGCAGCAATGCGTGGAAACGCATTACTGATCACGTTTAGTAACTGCACGAACTACAGTGACCATAATTGTGTTATTAATCTCATCTTCTGATAATGGTTCAGGAAGCTTGTGATTAAAGGCATGGATTGAAGCTCTAATAGCATCTATCGAATAGCCACCATCTACCAGTACATAAGCATACTTGATTAGAGTATTGGATCTGCTACCTACTTCAATATTGGTTAGGAACCAACGTTCAAGATTAGTTAGCGTACTGTGATCCAAGATTAACTGTTGTTGTTTCTGTTGCTTTTTCGTATCAGGAATAAACAACATAGCATCTAACAATTCACCATCTTGGTATGCATACTCACCGTTATAGGATGACCACTTACGAGCAATATCTTTGGTTTGGTCATCTACTTCAAATGGTAACCAATCAAAAATATTCTGCATAAATTGCTTGTACACATCTTTCTTAAGTTTAAGAGTATGTGACAAAGGTAAGATAATCCTAAAACGATTATGCTGGTCAGTACTACGTTTGGTTGTAGCAAACAACGCTTTGTAGTTCTTTAGAAGCAACTGAGCAGATGACATGCTAATACCGTCATCAATATCAAGGATAACTAGGTTAAAGCCAGGAATAGCTTTCTCAGAGTCTCTGTGACCCTCCATAAAGTGATGAGCACAGTAATGGAAGTCATCAGCAGTAACTAACTTATGTAACTCTTCCCAAGGTGCATAGTCAGGCTCATAACCATAAGCAATATTATCTGAGTAAGATACAGTAAGCCTAGATAGATCTGACTTATCTAGTGATTCACCTTTAAAGAACTCTACATTATCAGATATAGAATTTTTAATGATGATATTGTTACGGTATCCCCAAGCAATAGCTTGGCTCATAATATCTGCACGTTGAGTCTTAGAACCACGATAGAAAGGTAAGTCTTCCATCAATTCTACTTGAGTAACTTCCTTACGTACCTCAGCCAAATACTTAGCTACACGTTCATGTACTTTAGGACGATAGAGAATCTTCAGGAATGCATCACCAGACTCTTCTACTAGCTTGATAGCTGCTTCTAAGTTCTTCTCAGTAATCTTACGATTATTCTCAATGAACGCATAAGCACCAGCTAGCTTCATAGCTTTATAGTAACGGTGACTAATCTCCGCTTTCTGGATCTCTTCGAAATCACGCATCTCAGCAGCTCTAGCTTCACAATTAAACTTGTACTCTAGAAGCTGAATACTGATATCACGATCCATATCAATCACACGAGCAAAGTGTGTTGGATCACATAGCTTCAACAGATGTTGAGCCATATTATCTAATACACTGTCAGTACTACCGTCAGTAAGCATATCAAATGCTTCTTCAGGAGTAAGATCTTTTAGCTTATGGATTGTCTGT